ACCCGAGGTTTTTCATGACCTTCGGGAAGTTGTTCATCTGGTCGGCGCGGTCAACTGCGGAACCAAGGCTGGACGTGACGACGGACGCGACCTTGCTGAACACGTTGGACGCGATGCCGGCCACGGCGCCGACCTTGGCGGCGAATCCGACAGACAGTCCCTGGCCGATGCTCTGGCCGGTCTTACTGCCGGTGGTTTTGGATGCGTCGCCGAACGCTTTTTCAATGGCCTTGCCCACGCCATCCATGGAGGGCACGATGGGCACATATGCGGTGGCGAGATTATAGGCCATTGTTTCGCCTTCCTCTGTTCGGTTATGGTTGTCCGGTCTGCGGCCGGTTCTCCACACGGTTCACGGTCGTGAACCGTTGGCTCATGAATCGGTCGAGCTGTTCGACGCTCATGCCAACGGCCTTGATGGTGCGCGTGCGACGGATGGTGTTGCCATCGGGTTCTGGGTTCTCTGATCCGGCTTCCATGGCCGGGCCGGTTGCTTCCGGCGTGGCGTGGTGTTGGCCGGGGCGTGGCAGCGGCCGGGGTTGCGGGCCGCGTTTCCTCGGGTCGCCGTTTGCCCAGATCCACTGGTTCATCTGTTCGATGCGCAGCACGGCCAGATACTGGTCGAACGTCCACGCGCGCGGCGTGTCCAACGTCTGCCAGACGAGTGAGCCTGCGGGGAGGTTCGCGGCCAGTGCGGCCGTCTCCAACGGGTCCAGGTCGTACACGCCGAGCCCGTACTCCCTTCTCATGTCCGCCGCCAACTGGTCAGGACAGCGGTCGAGCAGGAGCACGAGCGTCATGAGTTTGGGAAAGCCTTACCCATCTCCTCGAACAGCTCGGTCAGGAAGGTGCCCATGGTTTCGCCGTCGATGCGCCCGTCTGCGCCTCGCAATCCGTTCTTGACCTTGTCGTATGAGTCGCCTAACAATCGGCGTAGGAACGGGATGATCTGCAAGGCGTTGCCCTTCGGATCGGCCTGAAGGTCATAGAGCGATTCCATGAACTCCCAATCGTCCAAAACCTTCGGGTCGATACCGATATCGATTCCACGGACGTTGACACGGCGAACCGTATTCTTGGACTGCTTGTGGTCCTGTGGATGGCTGGCAATCTGGTTGGCGTTTGTGTTGCGGTGGCTTCGGTTGCGTGACATTCTGATTCTCCTTGATAAAAAAAGCGGTTCTCTCCTTGACGGTTAAAAAAGAATTCCCCTCGCGGCAAGGAGAGAATGAAGGAATCCGCGAGGGGACGTGTTGGCTAGTCGAGCCGGTGGATGCGCGGGGTCAGGTCGATGTCCACGGTCTTCCCTTCGGCGACGAACACGCTGACGGTGTAGGTGCCTGTTTCGAGCTTGACGGACGGATTGCCCAGTGAGTCGTGACCGCTGATAATGCCGCCGAACCGGGCTCCGTAATTCCAGCCGTTGCTGTTGTCGCACGTGAGCATGTAGGTGCCCGCGTCCAGTCGCACGGATACGTTGACTTGCGCCCACGCGGTCGTCGTGCCCTTCACGTGCACGGTGTGCCCGTCCCTGCTGGTGAACGTGACGCCGTTCCGGGTATAGGGCAACAGGGAAGCGAACGAGGGCACGAGGTTCGCTAGCTCATACCCCCCCCCTAAGGCTCGTGTTGTCGGGTCGCATCCACTCGTGCGCGGTAGTGCCGGATTCGAGCTGGGCTCGGATGTCGCCGTCCTTCGCGGTGGGCGTGGTCTCAGTACACAGGATTTCGAAGCGCAGGCTGACGGTGCCGGCAGCATGGCCTCGCCCTTCGCACGCGCATACGAGCCATTGACCGTGCAATCCACAACAGTGACCACCTGACCGGTCTTGCCGTTTACCTGACCGTCCAAGGGGAACACGGTCCAACCGAACGCGAGGTCTACCACCGTGGCGCTTTCAACGACCGGTTTCGCGTCCGCGCTGGTTATCTTGTATCGACGCTGAAGGCCGGATGCTGGAGCCTCCGACACATTGACCTGCTGGCCCCCTTCACGGGCCGAGACAGTCGCAGTCAGAGGCGTCAGCCTTTTGGGATACCGATATATTCGATGGAGGTGACGCCATCGCCCATGTCGTTCGCGGCCACAGTGAGGTCATAGCCGAGCACGTCGCTCGAATGCATCTGGCGGTCGCCGAATTCGGAACGGGTTGCGGAACCGATGACGGCACGGTCCTTCACGTTGCCGGTTGCAACGATCTCGAAAACCAGGGAGACCGGTGTATCGTCGGGCATCTGATGCTTGATGACCATGCTCTTGTCCTTGCCGGTCACCGCGTCGTTGCCGTAGCGCATCTGCGCCGCTGCCTTGCGCAGGAACTCGATGAGCACGAACTTGTAGGATTCGGCGTAGCTGGAGATGACCTTCATCACGGTCGTACCGTTCGCGTCCTTGACTTCGGCGGTGTCGGTGTCGGTCGTGTTGGTGATGCCGTCCTCCGACAGGTAGCCGATGAGCTGGAAAGCGGGGTCGAGTGCGCTTTCCGAATCGGTGGGCAATGCGGTGCCGAAGGGTGCCGCGTACGCGTAGCCGCCGACCTTGAACTTGCCGAACGACACGTTTGTGGAATCGTTCTTCGTTGTTGTTTCATTAGCCATGATTAGGCCCTTTCTGGAAATGATGCTCATTCGTCGGTCTTGACGGTGAGCTGGATGAGTATCTGGTAGCGTGGCCGTCCGTCCGGCATGGGGAAGTCGGTCAGGCCGGTGATATCCCAATCGGCCACCTCGGGCAGTTCAACGATGCGTTTCAACCGTGGCAGCACGAGACGCTGTGCCACGTCCGAAGCCTCCCAGCGTGAAGCGGCCCACACCTGCACAGCGATCAATGGTCTCGACACGAACCGGCCTTCCGAACCTCCCGTGCGTTCCACGGTGACGAACGGGATACGGTTCGTGGCGCTGGATTCGGCGGGAACCTCGAAGCTCGCGGGATAATCCTTGAGTTCGGGTGCCGCGTTGAGCCAGTCCATGACCAGCTTCTCCGCGTTCATCAGCCGCCTCCCAACGCCTTGGCGAGCGTGTCGCGCACGGCGTTATCGATGCGCGCGGCGAGATTATCCGTATGCACGAGCACCGTCGCGCCCTTCTCGTTCGCCCGCGGGCCCTCCGCCGTGTACGACGGCTGCCCCGCGTGAGTCGGCGCGGCCATGGAGTTGGCGCGGGCCGCGATCTTCTGTGCCTCCGACAAGGCGGCGCGAGCGCCCTCGTTGCGCCTGTACGCCTGGAATGCCGAATAATGCAGTTTCACCCGTTTCATGCACTATCCCTCCGCGTCGGTGACTTCGACCGTGAGATTCCATGCAGTCGGCTTCATGCCGCCGCCCAATGGCCTCGGGTCTCCGATCACCTCGTAGTCATGTGAATTGATGCGCACACTCGCCCCGCGCAGACTCCGGTATGCGTAGCTGCGGGGGAAGAGGCAGGTGAATGCAACGGTCACGCCGTCAGGTCGAATCGAGTCGGTGGCGTTGCTCATCGCGCCTGGTGAGACGAGCACGTTGTCCACCGACTCGATATCGACCTTCGTGACTGGCGAGCCGCCGGGGTCGGTCTCGCCGGTCGGCGTGTAGCGCACCACTTTCACGGTCTCGCCCCTCATGACGCCTCCCCGTTTGACAGGTCGATGCTGTAGAAGCGTTGGCCGGTGAGCCTGAGCGCCTTCTTCTGCCCTTTGGACAGGTAGAATTCGCCGCGAGGGTTCGCGAATGTCATGGACTGGGTGAAATTGCCCGCCGTGAGGCTGAGATTGCTGGCACCGGTGGTGTCGAAACCAGCGCCCTCGGTCTGCATGTCGGATGAGATCGCGTCCTTGGCGAGCTCGCAGGCGATGCGTTCAAGCGTCGCCTGCGATATGTTCCGCCAATCCGGGCATTGTTCGCGGAGGAACTGCGAGGCATCGGCCAGACGCTGATCCACATAATCGGGGTCGTCCGGCATCTGCTTCCAGCGTTTGGCCAATTCCAAATGCGTGGCAAATGGGTTTTCTTCCGTTTCGTCGGCCATGACGGCCTCCTTAATGTCAGGATGCGATGATGCCGAAGCCGCGTGCTACGGCCAGCAGCTTCAGTCCCATGGCCATCACTATGCGGCCACTGCGGAGGGCGGCGCGATGACGTACGCCGGGAAGCGCTTGCTCTTGTCCGGCTGCACGTCGTTGATGGGGTTGGCGATTTGGAAGCCGACGCGGAACACGACGCGCATGGCGACGCAATCCTGCTGGGCGAGGTTCAGAATCACCTTGCCGTTATCGTCCGAGATAACCGACTGGTCAAGCAGCTTGTAGGTGATGTCCTGACGGATGCCGACCACGAAGTTCGACCAGTCCGCGCCGAGCAGCACGGCCTTGGTGGCATCCCACGCGCCGTTGTCTACCTCGTTGAGACCGAAGCCGTAGAGGGTGGACGGCGCGCCGGAGGCGAGCGAGGGCACGTAGATCGGGGTGCCGTTGGTGTTACGCAGGCCGATAAGCTCCCAGTTCAGGCCCGGCTTGCTGGCGAAGCCGTTCATGGCGAAGCCCTGTTCGGCGAGCTTCTGACCCATGCTGGCAACGTCCTTGGCGAGATCCTTGCCCTGGGTGAGCGTGTTGTGCGCCGTGATGGCCTGCGGGATGATGCCGTCCGGGAAGCTGGACGGCTTGTCCACGCCGAAAAGGGTCGCCTGGTCCAGCTTGTAGCCGAGCGCGGAAGCCAGACGCGGCATGACCTCCGGCCAGATTGGGATGCCGGAATCCGCGATAACGGCCTCCGGGATGGGCACGATGGCCGCAAGTTCCTCGGCCGTGATGCTCAGGCCCGACCACTTCATCTTCGTGGTCTGTTTCAGGCCGGTATCACCGCCAACCCAGTAGGCGATCGGCTTGGAGTCAAGCACCGGCTGCGTGCGCGTGCGGGTGCTCATGCGAATCTGACGCATACGGGTCAGGGACACACTCGACTTGGGAGCGTCCTGGATAATCTGGGTGGCGTATTCGGTGGGGATGAGTCCGCCGCCGAGGTCGCCGCTGGTGATGATGGAGTTCACGTTGGAAACCATCGTCATACCTTCTTTCTATGGAGTGGGGAGGTTATTTCTGCTTTTGTTCAAGGAACTGGTCACGGATCCAGTCGCCGGAGGAGCCGGATGGTGCGGGAGGCTGGTTGGATTCGGAGGAGGCGTGCACCTTCGGCTTGGTCTTCTCGGCGATGTAGTCGGCGAGCGCCTTGCCGTTGGCTTGCATTTCTTCGAGGGTGGAGCCGTGGAGCAGTGCGATGGGCACGCCGGTTTCCTTGGAGACCTGCGTCTTCCATTCGTTCTGCTGTTTTTCCGCCTCGTAGGCGGCGTTCTTGGCTTCAAGCTCTTTGATGTGCTTGGCTGTCTTTTCGGCTTCGGACAGTTGGGCCTCCTTGAGCTGTTGCAGTTCGTCGGCGGCTGTCTTGTTGTCCTTGGCGCGTTTCTCCCATTCGCGGGAATGGGCGACGGCCTCCTTGTATTTGGCCTCGTAGTCGATTTCGGGCGGCTTCGCTCCGTTCTCGGTCGATGCCGCCTGCTGGTTGCCGTTGGCCTCTTCGGTCATGGTTCCTCCTAGTGGGTTGGGCCCGTTTCGGGCATAAAAAACCACCCGTGCGGGTGGTTGGGGAAAATCTCAGTTCGAGTGCGACGGTCGTGGCACCCCGTAGCCGTCCTTGTAACGGTCGGGGTAGAGTCGGCGCATCACATAGGTGATCGTGTTCGGGTCGTTGGGATTGTCGGGATTGCCTTTTGTGGTGGCCTTTATCATCCGATAGGTGTCGTCGTCCAGGCCGCCGTTCTCGATGAGGCTACGGGCGTGCATGTATTCCGAGTACATGCGGTCAGGGTCATAGCCCTCGATGTGAGCTTGGTCCCTGTCCCATTCGGGGACTATCTGGCAGTCGCAGTCGTCGTGGAACAGTCTGAACGAGCCTTTGGCGTATTTCGCGGTCTTCTCGCTGCGGTACACCCAGCCGCGCGAGCAGAGCATCGTGCAGAACGCGCACGTCTTCGCGCCTCTCGGCACGCGCGCGTACCGGGGTTCGGACGGGTCGTGCTCGCACAGGCGGGCGATGGTTTCGCGCCCCGAATACATGACCCAGCGTTGCATCGCGCCGACAAGATACGCCTGCATGGTCTGCGGGTCGGTCCACAGGTGGCCGGCCTGCCAGCGTATCGTCTTGTCGATGCCGTCGCCGGGAAACGAGTCGGACAGGTCGTACTCCCATGATTCGGGCACCGATTCGCCACGGACGCGCATATACCATTCGTAGGCGGCCTGTGCCGCGAGGTCGCCGTATTTGGCGACCAGTTGCGGCACGTAGTCGAGTAGCATGTCACGTTGCCATTCAGGGCTGAGCTGTTGCAGCGTCTCCCACAGTTTCGCCAGATCGCGGCGCGCCAGTTCCACCGCTCTGGCTTGGCTGGCTTGCAGCTGGTCCAGTTGCCGGTTGTCCGTCATCCTTGTTGCCTCCGTTCACGAGGGAGTCAAGCACGCTGCGGGTCTCGGCCTTGCGCTTGTCGACCAACAGGCGTGTGATGTCGGAATCCGTGTAGCCGAGCTTCTCCAGAATAACGTCGGAGTTGGCGAGCCACGGCATGGCCGTCACCTGCTTCACGATGGCATCGGAGAGCGCGGCCTGCGATGGGCGTTCGGGGTCACGCCAGTTGACCTGCAAGCGGTCGAGCTCGTCGCTGTCCTCGCTGGTGCCGTTGAGGATGGCGATGTCCCTCGCGGCCTTGCGTAGCTGCACGCCGATGGCGCGGCAGGCGTTCTTCGCCTCGATGACAAGTTCGCTTTCCGCCGCCATGATCGCTTCGGACGAGGAAGGGCCGGAATCCGTCATGACGCCGAACTGGCTGAGCGGCACGCCGGTCGCGCCGCTCATGCGTGCCGCGAGTGCGCGAAGCATGTCGGTGTGCGGCTGCATGGTCATCTGCGTGAACTGGCCGATGGCGGGTGCCTGGCCGTCCTCGTTGAGGCTGATGTTGAGCATCTTCGAGATGGTGGCTTCCCAGCCGGTCAGCTTCTTGCCGTTCTTGTCCTCGGGCGGCTCGTCCGCGCCGATGAGGTAGCGTTGCGGGCTCGAATAGAATTCGGCGCTTACCTCCATGCGCAGCATGGTGCGCACCGCAGTGTCGGTGATACTCATGATCTCGCGGCTGATGCGCGAGCGGCCAAAGGGGCGGTTCAGGTCCTGATGGTAGGGGATCAGGTAAACGGGCACATGATCCATGTACGTGTTCCGGGGAGCGTCCGCATGATAGCGGCCTGATTGCGTGCGGCGTATACGAATCGTGTAGCCGGGCATGTAGAGCATGAGTTCGGAAGGCACGATGGTGTTCGCCTGCGCGTACTGTGAGCGGTCGATATCGGTTATCGACAACGCCGCCGACAGGCCGCGACGGGCGTAATCCCACAGGCCGGTCTCATAGAGCGCGCTACGGAACGACACGGACACCTTCGAGCGCAGACCATCCTCGGGTTCCGCGCTGCGCACGTTCAGGAACGAGCATGAGTGAGTGAGCGCGCTGCGGATGGCCTGCGGCAATTCCACGTCGAAGTCGTTGTCTGAAAGAATCGAATCCAAACCCAACGGATCGCGGCTGTCGTCGCCGACTCCGACGAAACCATCGAACACGATGCGGTCGGCCAAAGCGTCCACCGATTTCTGCGGCCAGCCCACGACCTCGCTTATCCCCGCCATGCTGTCCGGCACGGCGATGGACAGATTCTTAAGCTCGTTGCGCCCGTCGTAGTATTTGGTGCGCAAAAGGTTACGTTCGAGCTTCTGGGACCATTGACGTATCATCAAATCCCACGGTTCTCGGCACTCGTCGGGCAGATTATCGACCTGCACGTTTTCAAGACTGGGAATCTGCATCAGAATGCCACCGCCTTCGCTCTTCTTCCCGGATGACGCTTGGAAGTCTTGACGTTCCAATACGCGAGAGCCACCGCTTCCACGGGACTCACATCGACGTTCTCCATGGACGGCTCGTAGCCGAACCCGTCGCCGATTTTCCTATGCTTCGCATGACCCACCGCCTCGTCAAGCAGAGGCTGGCCGAAATGGGTAAGCCCATGGTCGTTCACGGCCTGTTCGAGCATCGAACAAGCGTCCGCCACGTCGGAAGGGCGCGGCACCACGATCACTCTTTTGGACACGCCCTTGTCGATGAGGCTGTTGACCAGGGTGGGGGCTCCCACGCGCCCGTCGATGATGATGCCGATGGCGTTGCGCCATCGTTCCGCACCGTTCTTCTCGGCGGTCAGCCAGTCGGCCAGCCAGCCGGTGCCGCCGCGCATGCTGCGCGAGGCGATGACCTCCACGTGCGGCAATTCACTCGACTTGCGGGGCGGGCGCACGCACGCCACGAGGGTGACGTTCGCGCCGTCCGCGCTGAACTTGACCGCATACGAGTTGTAGCCATCCATGCAGGGGTTGTCGGTCTTGCACTTGGCCCACTCGTCAACATCGATATCGGACAGCGCGCCGGCCTGATCGTTCCACCAGCCGAGACGTTCGCGGGCGAAACCGTCCGGCGTCATCTTCTCCGACTCGGAAACGACCACGCTTTTCAACAGGCGGGTGCCGAGCGATGGATTGTACCGGTACCAGCGTTGCTGGTCGTGCACGTCGCCGATCTCGGTCGCCGCCCATTCGAACCAGCACAGGTTCTTCGGCGGCTTGTCGCGATGCGCGTTGCGGCGCATGCGCGCGAACACCGTGCCCGGCGAGGTCGGCGGGGTCGGCGTGCCCGTGTAGATGGTCAACGGATTGCCCGAGGGTGCCGACGAGATGGCGGGCTGTATGGCCTCCATCTGCTCGTCGGTCAGCTCCTGCGCCTCGTCGCACACCAGCACGTCCACCGTGAAGCCACGGCCCGAACTCTTCGAACGGGCGATGAACTCAATGCTGCCACCGTTCTTCAACACGATGGCCTCCTGACCGTTCGTGGCCCGGATATAGGTGACCAACTCCGCCAGTTCGGGGAACTTGCGCGCGTTCTCGAAGTAGTATTTCATACGCAGGAAATGCTTGCGGCAGGTCTTCACCTCATGCGCCGTATGCAGAATCTTCATGCCGAGGATCGCGGCAAGGTACAGCTCCGTGAACTCGAGAATCGCGTTCTTGCCGTTCTGGCGCGGCACCGCGCACCCGCAATCCGACGCCGCCCATTGCAGCTTCGAATCCGTGGCGAGCCACCCCTCGAGCACGATGCGCTGCCACTTATCCGGCTTCATGTCGTAGCCGGCTGCGAGCGCGCACGCCTCGCCTCCCTCGGACTGCGCGTGCTTGGGAACCAGAGCGAAGCTAGGTTCCTGTACGCCTCTTCGCCTTGCCACCCTGAATCACCCTCAGCTTCCGTCGTTCGGCTATCTCATCGAGCGGCGTATGCCGCTCCTGCTTCTGGGCTTTCGCCGGCATGATCTGGCTGCGTGCGGCTGGTGTGATGCCGTAATCCTGCAGCAGCTTGTTCAGTATGGGCACGCTGGCGAAATTGCCGGAACCCCAGATGTCCGCGTGGATCAGTGCGGCGTTCATGAGGTTGTCCCAGTCGGCCTCCGTCCACGAGTCCGCTCCGGGGGTGGAAGCCAAATGCTCCCACCATCGCACGGTCGCCTCCGGCCACTCGATGCCGTCAGGCAACTGTGGCTGCGTTATCGTGGTCTTGGCCAACTGGATCACCTCGAATCAATGTCTAGGAGCCGCTGGAGCGACTCGCGCGAGCGGAACCGGCGGCACGAGAGAAATCAAACTCGCCCTGCACGTATCTCGGACGCATGACAACCACCTCCATCGGGAAAATCAGGAGCCTGAGGAACGCGAGCCGCCGCGAGAAAAAGCGCTGCGGATACGACCGGCCACATTACGCACCGCATTGCCGGCGCGCTGGAACAGGTTACGCACGATCCACCTCCTTTCCAGTAACGATGCGGACAAGAAAAATCGGGATCTACCGTTTCCAGCCTGCACTGCGGTATCTGTTCCATTCGTCGTTGAACCGCTTGTCGAACGCCCGGTCTCGGCGTGCCTGGGCGTTCTTCCATGACTGAGAAACGCCGGCTTCAAGATCGCTGACTCCCTGTTCCTTGCGTTTCTTCATCAACGCGCGCATCTTGAGGGTATCCTGCCATAGCTTCGATATACGTTCGTCGGATAAGCCCTGTTTGCGGTATTGGGATATTCGCTCTTTCGAGAAGCCGACGCCGGAAAGCGTTGAGCCCTTCGAGCGTGAGCGGGATGAGTTGCCGCCGCTCCCGCTGCTGGACGAGCGGGAAGCCGAAGAAGAGCCGCGTCGCATGAGAACCTCCCAATGAAAAAGCCGCCACATAGGGACGGCTTGAACGAAAAAAATATTGTTTACCGGTTCACGATCCGCTCGATCGCGACGCGGAACGGGACGCACTCACACGCAGGGCGGACACACCGCCACCGGATGAACCGGAAGAGCGACGCCCATACCCCGTATAGCGGATATCGTTGGTGCTCGCATAACGGACTCGCCTCATAACTCACCTCCCAGCTTCCGAGCTACGGCCATACCATCGAGGTATTTATCTCCGAGTTTGCGAAGACCATACTCGGCAAGGAAAGAATCCTTGTCGTCTCGCAACGGGAACGCGATGGCGAACCAGTATTCGGAATCGGTCGGCTCCACGAGCTTCCTGGGACTGCAAGCCGAAACCAGCGCCCTGTGCAGGGCGGCGAACTCGGCGAGACAATCCTTCTCCAGATCATCGGAGTACTTGACATCGGCGAGCGGGTCAGGCGTCTTCTCCGCGAACCCGAGACCACCACCGAAGCCGACGCCGGCACCGAACGCCACGGCGGACGACTTGGCCGGCTTGTACGGGGCGAGTAGCTTCTCGACATCACGGTACGCATAGATCCGGTGGTTTTCGCCGAAGCCATACCGTTCACGCCACCGCGCCATCTCAACGGGGGAGGGGAAACACAGGCACAGCCAGAACTCGGTGTCGGTCGCATCCACGAAACGCTTGCGCTCCGCACGGGCGCGCTCCCGGTACTCCTTCGCGTTCTCGTCCAGATTTTCCGGCACCGGCTTCACAGCCTTCTTGCCCTTGGACTTCTTGGAAAAGTCGAATCGGAAATCACCTGACATGATCCACCTCCAACAAAGGGAACCATTCAAGCAGCGTCGCGTAATCGTCCGGAGCCTTGTCCTTGAGCACCTTGGTGAACCTCTTATCGATGCCATCGAACGAACGCCCGAACCACGCATAATCACACGGCAGCTCGATATCATGCGATCTGATGCAGTCCAGCACCTCGCCCTTGAGCCAATCCCCGATAGGACTGACCTTCTTGAGATTGCGCCGCCAGTACCCGTACTGGACGAACGCGCCACGACGCTGAATCGAATCGGCGGCGCGCACGCCATCCGCGCACCACGTGCTCTTATCCAAGCCCACGTCGGCGCGGATGAAATCCCACATCTGCTCATACGACGGCTCAGGCAACCGCGCCGCCTCGATATAGCGCAACCGTTCGGGAGCCTGGAACACCGCATTGTTCAACCACCGGTACAGCGACGGGTGCGGATACCTTTTGATTCGGGTCTGGAACTTCTGCTCGAAATAATCAAGCTCCTCGTCCACGAACCTCAAACCGGGCACATAGTAGAGATACGCGGGAACGACCTCGATGCCCATATCCCGCATCGCCAGCCACGCGGCGATAGAATCCTTGCCGCACGAAAACGCCAACAACACGGGCCTGCCATCAGCTGCCAGCTTCTCACGCACCGCCAGACTCGTACCCTGATTGCGAATAACCGTGGTCACTTCGGCCACCTCCTCCCCGTCATGCGAATAAACCGCGAACGCGAATAAAACTCGACACCGGCACGCCGGAAACTCGACTCCGACGACTCCACGAACACATGCAAACCATGTCCACTGGTCGAAACCTCCGCATAGATCGCATCCGGCAACAGCTCCAACGCCTTCGCGGGCGGACTGGTCAAATCAACATGGTCGAAATCCCAGCACGCAAGCCCATCGCCGAGCATGATGCCATAGCCGTCACCGGCCTTCGAGCGCATGACCTCCGGGTATGACGCCCAGGTATCGGGATCAGTCGAACTGGCTGGTGACCCATCGCACATAATCGGGCGCTTGCCATCGGCGCGCACCCAACGGCGCAATGCCTTGAGTTCCTGCGGTATCTGATGTTTGCGGCTCCACGCCTTGCGGCATCTGTCCGAGCAAAACAGTCTCGGACGCCTAGGGTTCGGTGTGGATTGAAAGAAATGGCCGCAATTCCTACATTGGTTGACCATAGCTATAACTATAGCATATATTCCAATGGGTTGCAACCATAATTTCGTGACATATCAAAACTGCGGAGAATCAAACGTAACAGCCTCGAAAACAAGCGAGGCAAAAGTGTCAAACCAGCTCCGAAACGGCTCGCACGGGCGCTCGCAGGCACCCCAACGGCCAAACGTACGATACTCCACGCGGATTGCGGGGGGACGGCGGCGCTCTGACCTGTGGGGAGCCTTGCATGGGAGGGGAGGGGGTTGGCCCCCGGTTACCATTGGCGGCTGATTGGGATGGTGTTTTGTGGTTGTTTTTTTGTGTTTTGGTGGCCTGTGGTGTTGGTTATTTTGTCGCTTTTCCTTTGGTTGCAGATTCTGTGTGTGAGCTGGGTGTTGTCATAGCTGGTTGGTGATCCGCCTCGGCTGTATGGGATGATCTCATCGAGTTCGCAGCTGAGTGGGTGTGGTGTTTTGAGTGTGAGGTCTATGGGTTTGCCGCACAGCGGGCAGATCGGTATTGGTCCTTCGGCTGCGATGTGTCTGGCCTTGCATTTGCGGCGGGCTGCTCCATTCTGGTATCGGCCTGAGCCTGCCTTGTTGCTCATGTTCCCATCCTGTGTGTTTGGTGGCTTGGGCGAGATTCGAATTCGCGATCCAGTGGCAGTGTTTACTGGATGTCACGCTATCCCAGCGTGACCGGTTAGTCCTCTACCGTACGCAAGCCGTGGCGGGCTGACTGGCACCGGCGCTTTGGGCGCTGCCGGCGGAGTACTCTCAGCCCATGAGATACGGAGGATATGAGTAAAGCCCCTGAGATGTATGTCCCAGAGGCTTTCACACTTATCCTGATACGGAGTATACCACGGGGTGGATTCACCCTACTCCTGTCTGTGTTTTGTTTTTTCAGGCGGCTTGGATGGTGAGGCGTCCGCCGAGGGCGTGGATTACCTTGGCGATGGTCTGGAAGCTGGGGTTTCCGTCCTTGCTGAGGCTTTTGTAGAGGCTTTCGCGCCCCACGCCCGCGTCCTTGGCGATCTGGGTCATGCCTCGAGCCTTGGCGACGTTGCCGAGTGCGGCCTGCATGAGTGCGGGGTCGTCGTATTCGGCTATGGCGTTGAGGTAGGCGATGATGTCCTGTTCGTTTTCGAGGTATTCGCTGGTGTCGTAGTCGGTGATTTCGGTGCTCATTGCTGCTCCTTGTAGTCGTCGAGTATGGCGTGGGCTTGTTTGATGTCGGTCTGCTGGGTGCTTTTGTCGCCGCCTGCGAGCAGCAGCATGAGCACGTTGCCGCGCGTGGTGAAGTAGACGCGGTATCCGGCTCCGATGTGGAACCGCATCTCGCTGACCGGGCCTCCCACGGGTTTGATGTCGCCGAACGGCCTGCCGGCGAGCTTGCAGGCGTCGAGCCGGGCTTGGATGGCGGCTTTCGCCTCGCGGTTCCTGAGTTTCTTGAACCACTTGCGGTATTCGGCGGTTTGCTTGATTTCCATACCCTTATTGTATCTCACAGGCTACACTATGTCAAGCCGGGCGGCCGCTGGAACCCATCGCCAACGCCAGAATCTCCCGTATGTTGAACTCCCAGTAGCCGTCATCGACCGGCTTGCTGCTGGGCAGCTTGCCGCGGTTGAGCCAGTTGCTGATCTGCTTGCGGCTGACCTCGTATCCGTAGTTGTCCTTGAGCCACTGGCTCATGCCCGCAGGGGTCTTGGTCAGGTGGATTGCCTCGGCCTTGTCGCGGCTCTGCTCGCGCAGCTCGACCACGTTGATGGGGTTGCCGCATTTGCATAGCAGCAGCGATTCGCCCTTCGCGGCCATGACCTCGCGTCCGCATTCGGGGCAGACGCCGATTATCCGGCGCGTGCGCGGCCTGCGGTCGATGAGCGGTTCGATGCGCTCGCAGGTGTGGATGAGCCATGTCAGCCAATGTCCCGAGCGACTGGCGCGGCATAGGTCGGGCAGTCGTCGTGGCGAGTCCCTGAGCAGGGTCTGCCATCTCGGACGGCTTTCCACGCCGGTTTCGTTCCACATGTCCTGCAAGCCGTCCTCGGTCTGGTCGAGCATGTCCTGCGCGTGGAGGTTGATGGGCGCGGGCGCCGCGCCTCCTTGCGGTTTGCCGCCCGCTCCGGGTTCTCCGAGCTTGTAGGCGTGACGGGACACCTGTTGCAGGAGCATCATGTCGCGGCGGAGCCGGTGGAGTGTTTTCGCGTAGACGCGGCGGCAGTCCCGGCAGAGCGTCCATGGTGCCTCGACCTGTCGGCTGCCGCAGTATTGGCATGGTTCGGTTTGGGTGAACATTGTTTGAAACCCTCCACGTTCGGCTATGATTGTGCTTTGGTGAGCGTGCCCTCCGCCTATTGGTGGAGGGTTTCGTTTTATGTATCTTTATGCGCGTGTATACATGCGTATACCCGTCTATACGTCGAACTTCGGTTCGATGAATTCCGGTGTCCGCACGTCCGCGCGTGGTTTCGGCGGTTCGGGATGCTCGATCACGTACAGCACCTCGCTCAACGGCAAACCGAGGAGTTTCGCCGTGTATTCGGGTGTCGCGGCCTTGCCTTTATGCCATTGAGTATCATCTCACGCTGGTTGTTCGTCGCGCTCATGCTTCCAACTCCGAGTTGACGCGGAACCGTTTGCGAATCTCATACTCGCCCGGCTCCAAATACCGGAGGGAGTTGCAGGCTTCCTCATACGTGTCATATTCGGGTGAGCAGTGGCTGTGGTCATCCGGCTTTTCAACCACGAAGCAGCTTTCGACATGTGAATCGTCGGGCATCTCACCGGCTTTCCTCCAAGGGTTTGTCGATGCGTCAGCCGGGTCGTACATCACGGCGATTTCCGGATAGTCCAACACGTGTTTCACTCCGGCATTCCATGCCGGGGCGGCGGCTTGCCGACATATCTCAGTCAGGGACGCGGCGCACACCGCGTCCGCATCCTCCAGTCGAGGGTCATGCGTCCGCTCGTACTCGGCCTTAATGCCGGCTGCGAGTAGGCGCTTTACGTCACGGACCGAAAGGCTCATGCTTCCACCGCCTTGGCCGGACGGAACGGAGCTTGAGAGGCCACGTGCTTGCTGTTGAGGCCCGACCAAACAGACCCGGTGACGGGGGATTCCGGGTCACCGATAAGCAAAGCGACCAACTTCGAATTGTCCAGGCCGGAGATGGCGACGCTCCACAAGGCATTGTCCTTATCCCACCACAACCCGTCATGGTCGGGCAGCTTCGGCTTCCGACGCAAAGCGTAGGCGAAATCATCGGAGTCGATGCAGTACTCACCGTCTATCTCGCTGATGCGGATACGCAGGAGCATGTCGCCTAGAGGGTCAGGCTTGAGATCGATGACGCGGAAATGGTTTCCCTCCGTCGTGCAGGCAATATCGCCCACCTGCACGTTTTCGATGTTGTCGATGCGCTCATACTCGGGGTCATCCAACAGTTCGATGGATTGGATATTGTCTGTTGGCTCAAAATCACAGGAAGAGTCATAGCCGCGTGACGTGTACAAAGAACGGTTATCGCCTAAATCAATATCTCCTATGTCATCTAACACTCCAGTAACAATGGTGCCGTTCTTCCATGTGGCCTTGACGTGCAGTCCGGCCATCTCCTTGCAGGTCTTGCCCTCCCAGAATGGTTTCTCACTGCTCATTGGTTTTCCTCCTTTTTGCCTGCTTCGAGCGCATCCAACAGGTCGTATTCGGCGAGCATGAGATGCGCCTGGGCACGGGTCATTGATTTCAACGTCTGCGCGTCGGCGCCGGCCATCCAGCCGAGCGAACTTACCTTCGTCTCGAGCAGGTGGGTTTGCGTCGCGAGATCACGCAATCGTTCGTCAAGCAGTGCGGTCATCGGTTTCCTCCGTTTCGTTGATTGTCTGTTCGATGGCGATGCACAAGTCGATGGCGGCCTGCCAGCCGTGTTGGTAGGCGTATAGCGCGGTCTCCGGCCTGCTCATGCCGCCGATTTCCGTGGCCTCCAACAGCCACGCCATCGCACGCTCCTGCGGGGTCGGGAACTTTTCGGCCATCACGCGCCCCTCAGAATCGAGCCGAGTGAGGCAGCACCCAGCTTCTGGGCACCTGCGAACCGTCTGGCCGTGGAACGTGACTTCGGCTGCGCGGCGGGCAGTTCGAGTGGGTTGCGCATGGTCAACGCCTGCTGCTGCGCCTGCTCCGGGCCGTTGCCGAGCATCCGCTGGCGGCGGTACATCCACGCCTCGTCCGCGGATAGGCCCCGCGCCTCGCATTCGCGCGCTATCTGCGCCTCCGAGGGCTTCGACTCGTTGCGCATCCTGCGCACGATGGCGTTCACATCGCCGGAACCGCACCAGCGACCCGTGCTGTTGTCCGCGTAGAAGCGCTTCACCGCCTCCAATGCCTCGCCCAGCGTCATGTCCGCGCGAAGCTCCTCGTGGAACGTGCGCGCCTCCAGGTCGGTGATGGCCGCGTTGCCGTGGTGGACGCGAATCTTCGCCAGCACGAGCGTGCTTTCCTTGAGCGTCAGCATGTCAGGACTCCTTCCCGTGATTGGTTTTCGGTGGCTTCCTCGGCCGCGTAGTGGGCTATCAGTGCCGCGTTCGCGTCCTGGTTGGCCTGCGAACGGTTCCACGCCGATGGCGAGGGGCGTGCGGTCGGCTCGGGTTTGGCCGGCAGCGGGTCGTCGTCCCAGTGTTCGCCGTCCAGCCAGTTCGCCGGGGTGAGCGTGTAGCCGGGTTCCCGGTTCGGGTCGGCGGCGTACCTCGATGCCTTGGCGATCAGGAACGTGTTGTTGGTTTTCCTCCGCGCCTTCCGCCAAGCCGCGTACGCCTTGCGTTTGCCGGTCTTGCGTGGATAGGTCTGCCAGAACTGTTCGAACTCGATGGGATAATCCTCGTCGGCTCGCTCTGCGGCCCCCTCGGCTTGCGAGGGGGTTTGGGGGAGAGAGAATTCTTCGTTAGAAGAATTCTTTTGGTTATTGGTTATTGGTTCTTGGTTCTTGGTTAAAGAGTCCCAGCGTGACTCGGGTGTGACATTCGAATTGTCACGGCGTGACATGCTTGTGACATTCGTTTCGTCCCAGCGTGACTCGGGTGTGACATCGGCTTCGGAACGCTGCTTGCGCTTGCGGTTGCGAGCACCCTCCGCCCTCGTCTCCACCTGTTCGCGGCTGGACTGATGGGAAAGATAATCGTGGATGCGGTAGGAGCCGTCGTCCGAACGTTCGAACATGCCGACCTTGATCAGCGCTTCGATGTCCTCTTCGGTCGCGTTGAGCTGGTAGATCACGTCGTCCTCGCTCATCACGCCGTCGTTGAGCACGTCGGAACAGAAGGAAATGGCCATGCAGTACACTCCAAGTGCGCTCGGACGCATACGCTGTAGCTTCAGCACTTTCGTGTTCGAATGGAAGCCGTTACTCAGCTTCCCGTAGCCCTGTCTGGCCATCAGTCCGCCTCCTTTCTCTTGTCTCTTTGGTATTCGGCTATCAATGCCAGCAGTTCGGGGCTGGCGGCGATTATCTCGCTGGGCTTCAGCCCCATCCCGTCCCCGTTGGTCTTGGGTTTGCGGTGGTAGCCGCCACGCAAACCGGTGCGACGGCTATCACCGATGTAGGTATGAGGGTTAATCCTGGCCATCGTCCGGCCCCAACGCCAAGCCGTCGTTCAGCAGGAGCGCGAACAATTCGAGCGGCATCCACACGAGCATCGGATTGGAGGGCACCGGCCTCGATTCGCCGCGCAGCCGGTTCGCGAGCTCGCGGCGAATCCGGTAGTCCGGTCCTAACACGTGCCCCATGTGAGTGGCGAGGAACCGTTCGAGCGTTCCGATGTCGAACACGGCCATCTGCCGGGCCATGCCCTTGAGGCTTTTCACGCCCACGCCCTTGCGATGCTGGATGAGCACCCCGTAGGGAGTGTCCATGTTCGCCATCTCCACTTTGAGCTCACGCCAGTGCTTGCGATAGTTCGGCATCTTCGTGTCCTTGCATTCCACGCACACCGGCTCGCCATGGAACATGACGCCGATCAGATCGCCCTGGTCGGCGTTGCCATGCAACGGCATACGGTCGATGCGCGTGTCCTGCAACGCCCACGCAAGGTAACGCACCGTCCACGTCTCAAGGCTAGTGCCTTTGCGCTTCGATGGGTTCGCCATCATCTCTCCAATCCGTAATCCGCGTACATCTCGTCTGCTTCCAAAGCGCATTCCGGGCATGGAATCGGTCTTGCCGGGTACAGCGGGCACCCGTGCCTCTCGCAGACCGGTTCCACGTCCGGCGGCGTCTCATCGTGATACAAATGCAGCATCAGAAGCTCGGATCACTGGACCATGGGTCGGAGGCCGGAGGCTGAGACTGCTGGAAGCCACCTTGCGACTGCTGCGTGTAACCGGTCTGCGCGCCGTAACCCTGCTGTCCGCCGTTCTTCTGGCGAACGTTGGTGATGGCCACAGCGCTGGCGTTGACGTTGCAGCTGGCGGCAAGCTCGCCCTTCTTGTTCTGATAGGCGTCGCAGCCGCTGACCTCTCCAACGATGGTCACGTCCACGAACTGGTCCTGATTCTGACGCAGTTGAGCGATCTGGTCGAACACGGTGTTGAGGTTCGCGTAGCCCGCAGGCCACACCGAGTAGTACTGTTCCGGCTGGCTTTTCCAGTTGCCGTTCCGGTCACGGTAGCCGGGCGACACCGATACGCTCAGATACCGTTTGCCGTTCTGCGTTTCTCTCACGCCCCACGCCGTGCCCTGGATGATGATGGTCGCTCTTCCCGCCATGTCCTCACTCACCTTCCTTCACGCTGGCCTTCAACTGGCCGATCACCTTGTCAAGCTCAGCCTCGCCCAGCTCGTCGCTGGACTTCACCTCGCGGTTCAGAATCTTCGAGATGGTCTCGCACGCCTCCGCGTCCGAAGCCACGCCCAAGGTCTGGAAGCGGCGAATCATCTCAGAACGCTTCGCCTCGACGGGAGACGGCTGCGGCTGTTCCGGTTCCTCGGGTTCGTCCACGCTCACGTCAACCGGCGAATCGTCCGCAGTCACGGTGGGCAGTGGACGGAACACGTCGGAATAATCCGGGGTCTGGTCGTCGCTTGCGGCCGCGTCGCGGGCCTCCACGCTGACCGGCAGGTAGGGGAACGCGCGGCGGATTACCGTCTTCTTCGCCATGGCCTCATAGTCGGACTTCCACGGGCTGACCGCCTTGCCGTAGCTGGGGCTGCGTTTCGCCGCCGCCTCGATCTCGTCGGCGTTCATCACCTGGAAGTAATGCCCACCGTCCTTGAAGTTCGCGATCATGTACACGTGGGTGAGTTTGCCGGGCTTCGCGCATGGCACGTGCCGCAGGTCCTCGTTCAGGCCATAGCTGTAGGTGAATTCGTCGCCCTCATGGACTGCTCGGGCGCTGATGTCCCTGATCTGGCCGCTGCGGCGTGCGAGGTCGATCATGCCCTTGTAGCCGATGATGAGTGTGGCTTCCTTCTGTCCGGTGCGGTAGTTCTTGTTTCCGTAGGGCAGGATGTAGGCGCGTCCCAATCCGTCCACGTTCGACGGTTCCAAGCCCAATGCGGCGCATTTCATGAAGCAGGACAGCACCGATTCCACGCCGCAGTTGGCGAGCTGCGGTTCGCGGTTGATGGTGCTCACGTACATCTGGTAGAGGCGTTGCGGGCTGAGGTTGTTGCCGATGACGGCCGCGATGCGCGGCCAGCTCCTCTCCAGCAGGCTTTTCATGTTCTGCTGTGGGTT